TCGGCGCGCTCAAGCTCTTTGCGCCACCGGGTTTCCAGAACGTCGATCCCTTTACGGGCATCCGGCCCGAACAGCTCCACCAGAACCTCGGACCAGTACGCGGACCCCGGTGCCCATCGAACGGCACTGGCGCCATCAGTTCGCAACCTCTCCACCTCCGCCCGCAATGCCTCGTTCTCGGCCTTCAGCGCCTCCAGCGCCGCGTGTGTAGTGTCAGTCATTGCTCGCCTCCCGCGCCTTGAATTCGATGGCGTTTTTATAGTAGCGGGTCAGTCTGTCGCACTCGGCTTGAAGAGCGGCAAATTCTTTCTTGTATTCAGCGCAACGGTGGTAGGCCATCGCTACATCATTCTGAATGGAATGAGCGATTACCCCGGTTTCATATCCACGGCCAGACAGAAAGAATTCCGCCTTCTCCTCGTCGGTTTTAAGTTCACAAAATAGCTGGTTCATTGCTCGCCTCCCGTGTGCGGAGCATGGCGTCGGCGATATGCCACGCAAATTCGGCCACATCATCTACGGTACAATTGCACCAGCCCCACCCGCTCATGCCGTTTTGCTGAATCGCGCCGCCGGGGTTGGCGAGTAGCCCCTGCAGCGCCTTGGCCGCGAACCAGTCGCGCAGGGTCATGCCCCCATAACCGCTCTCAAACCGGGAGCGGCATTGCAAATCCTCAACCGGCAGCGGAAACGCCGGGCCTCCGTCATTGATCATGTTCATTGCTGTTCTCCTTCTGCTCCAGTTTCTTGAACTCGTTCCAGTTCCCGCAACATCTCCGCCAGCCGCTCGATCTCCGCCACAGCAGCCGGGGGCGTGCGTGGTGTCAGTCATTGCTCGCCTCTCGATCCAATACAGCACTTTCCAATACGGCACTTTCCAACATCTCTTTGAGCGCGGCTTGCCCTTCAGGGCTGATCGCCATGAATAACCCACGGATTAACTTCTCCCACGCAGCGCCGTCTTTGATCCACTTTGGCTTCTGGAAATACACCAGTGGCTGGAACTGGACACCGCTCTCTACCCACAATGCGTATGACTTTCTAACGCCCTTGATCGGGCAACTCAGGAAAAATTTCATTTGTTCTCCTTTGCCATCGTGGCCTTCCCGCTGCCAGTAAGCACGGCGGTCAGTCATGGCGCTCTCCTGTCTGGATGGGGGAGGGGGTGGACTTGCACTTCTCGTTGCGTAGTGGCGGAATGCCGTCATAACGCAACGGCTTTCTGTCAAGTTTAAGATGGACAACACCGGGCCGTCCATGTAGTACGGACAACAATAGGAGCATCGCTGAGCGTCAGTAACGATGGGTCGAGGCATTATTCCGGCTGCTCCTTCGAGGGCGGCGACCTGGCGGCGGCGTAGCACAGCGCAGAATGGGAGATCATTTGCGCCCGCCCCGCTCGTAATATGCCCGCACCTCCGACGCCCGCCACCGTTTCTGCTGGCGGCGCTTCCCGATGCCCAGCGTGCGCCCGGCAGGAAAACCAGGTTTTGCCGTCTCACGGCGCACCGTCGTTGGCGATACCGACAGCCACTCGGCGATCTCCTCGATGCCCCACCACACGTCGGCATCCGATCGAGTCGCGGCAGCGCGTGCGAGCGCCTCTTCGGTCGCGCGGCGCACCTCCTCGCGGATCAGCCGCGCGAGGTCGTCGGCGTTTGCCAGTACCATTCGGTCCATCATTCACCCCCACAGTTCTGCAAGCGCTGCGCAATGAGCTCCGCGGCAAATTCCGTGTTCCCGCCACTGCACAACGCGGCGAGCGCCATGCGCAGCAGCTCCTCATCTCGCTGGCGCTGTTCCTCCGCCTGGGCGCACCACTGCGTCGTTTTCTGCCCGACGGCGCAGCGGCGCCAGCCTTGGGCGATCAGTTCGGCCTCGTCCATCATTCCACCCCGATAATATTTCCGTCTCAACCACGTTTCGGATCACCGCCGAGCATTTCCGTGATTTTTTGGAAACGATATCGTGGCATTCGAAAACTGTTCGCCTCGTAACCCCAATACGTTTTTGTGTTGACCCCAACCAGCCGCGCCATTTCCGCTCTCGATAATCCATGACGCTCTCGCATTTCTTTTAGCTCTTCACCGCGGAATTCTGCCTTTGGACCATTTTTCGAAACCATTGGCCTCGGAGCACTGGAATTCCCATTAATATCGATAGGCTTGAACACCGGCGGGTGTTCGATGAGGTGCTGCACGAGCAGCTGCAATTCGGTCATGTCTTCATGTCCCATTCAACAAGCGCCCCGCCGACATATGCCAGCACCCGCGCCGGATCGTGATACCGCCACGCGATCGCCGAGATGATCGCCACGGCGAGCGCGTGGATGAGGATGGATACTCGCCGTGGCATGGCTCGCTCAGAACGGAATGCCATCCTCAGCGAATCCGTTGTCGCCACTCGGATCCGCCGCCTTTGGTCGGCTCTTCTGCTGGCCTTCTTCCTCGTCCATTTTCCCGCCGAGCATCTTCATGGTGTCGCCGCGAATCTCGGTCGTGTAGCGCTCAACGCCGCTTTTGTCGGTCCACTTCCGCGTGCGCAGGCTGCCTTCCACGTAGATCGCTGATCCCTTGTGCAGATACTGGTCGGCGATCTCGGCGAGACGTCCGAAGAAGAGCACCCGGTGCCATTCGGTCGCCTCTTTCTTCTCGCCGGTAGTCTTGTCTTTCCACGTTTCCGACGTGGCAACCGACACGGTGCAAACGGCGTCGCCGTTTGGCATGTGCCGTGTCTCGGGATCGCGGCCTAGATGCCCGACGATGATCACTTTGTTGACCGTGGCCATCAGGCATTCCCCTTGGCGGTTTCTTCAGCTCGGGGCTCCCATCCATCGATCATCTCGCCCGTCTCGGCGTCGAACGTGGCCGGCTCGTCTTCGAGCGGGTTATCCTGGCGCAAACCCATCTCGGCGCGCGTGTCCTGCTCGATGGCGCGGGCTAGCTCGATCGAGATGGGCAGCCATTTGAAGAGCCGGCGAACCACGGTTTTGAGCGCCATCTGCTCGAAATGGGTTACCCATGGGCTCTTGTTGGAATTGCCGGATTTGCTCGCGGCGCGCACCGCTTCGATCTCTTTGCGGCTCATGACCTCGAACTGCACCCCGCCGTCTCGGAGGTGCGCCACGGCATAGACAAAGCGCAGCTTGTCCGGATTGACCCGGTTTGGGTTGTCGAAGTCGGGCACGTGGCGCAGGTTGGAATTGAGCCCGAGCTCGACCTCGAACACATCGCCCTCATAGACGGCGCGCGCCTCGATGCTCTGGATCTGCCCCGAGCGGCGCGCGAGCTCGATCATGCCGCGATATCCGATGATCACCTGGACGTCCATGGATCCTCGTTCGTTGTTGCGAAACGGCACGAGATAGACGTGTCCAAGCGCGCCGCCGGGTTCCAACCCAAGCTGGGCGCATAGCATGATCGCGCCGAGGAATGAGCGATGGTCGCATTGCGCTAGCGCCTTGTTGGTGCGCACCTCGGTGAGCGCAATGCGCGCGAGCCGATCGGCCGTCATGTGTTTCGGTAGCGCCGTCGCCATCTGGGATTTGACCTTGGGGTCGTTGAGCAGCGCGGCGATGCTGTTGCTTTTTTGCGTGGAAGCGCCGGTCATGGCGCTCTTGAGCGATTGCGGGGTCGTCGTCATGGTCACAGGTCCTTCAGGATGAACCGGCGGCTGCCGGGGATTTCGTGGGTGAATTGCTCGATAAGCTCTGGGGATAGCTGGGCCGCGAGCGCCTTCCAGTCGGTCCTGCGCGCGGGCTTTGGCGCGCGCCAGGTGACGATTGGCCTGCCATCGAGGGTGAGCGTCGAATGCGGGCCGAGCGCCGCCTTGATGCGCTCGCAGGCCGCCTCGTAGTGCGCCTCGGCTTCGCGCATGGCTTCTCGCGCCGCGCGCGCCGCCTGGTAGGCCGCGATGAGCTCGGCGTCGGCCTCGATCGACTCGCCGTCATCCACCGGGAAGAGCCGCTCGACGTCTCTGGCATTCGCTGGCTCTGGCGGAATCCCTGAGAGCACGTGGCGATACCAAAAATCTTCGGCGCGCTCCATCATCTGGGTGATCACGTCGTCGTCGCGCTGCAGGCGCTTGATCACGAACCGCTGACCACCAATGAGCGCGGCGAAGTCGCACCACGGCAGCCCCGTGATGGCGAGGTACCACATCCCTTGTGCCTGGTAGTGCAGCGGGATCGCCTCGTCGTCCTCGTCGCGGCCCCACTGGGCGCGGGCAAAGGCGCTCGTTGTTTTGCATTCGAGCACGCCTTCTGCACCGAGCAGCCTGCCGGTGGCCCTATCGATCCGGGCGCGGCTGCCATCGACCAGCACGGCGCGGTCGATGTTTCCGATCGCCCATGAGCGATCCGGGTGGCGGATGATCTGCCTGATGCGCTGCACCTTGCGTCCCGTGCGCTTGGCGTACTCGTCGGCGACGATCGCCTCGAGCACGTTGCCCCAGTAGACGGCGTCGGAATCTGAGACGGTGCCATCGGCCTCGCCGCGCTTTTCGAGATAGACGTCGAGCGCGGTCTTCCATGGGCTGAGCCCGAGGATGGCGGCCACGTCCGAGCCGCCGATACCGGAGCGGCGCGCTTCGAGCCATTCGTCGCGATTCACCTCTGCCCCCCATGATTTCTCTCTGCGGCGTATTTCGCATCGAGCCACGCCTCATGGTCGTAGAGCTTCAGGATAATCATCCCGATCGTCTCTACGTCCTTCTCGCTGATCGCGATCATCAGGCGCGACACGTCGGCGACATCAGAACTGACCGCTCTATCGATGGCGTTGAGGAGCCTGTCAGGCGACGGCGATGCCATGTAACAGTCGAAGGCGGCCTTCGCTTCCTGCTCCAGCGCGATCTCGTGGCGGTCGCGCGCGCTCATCTCGGCGTCGTAGCGCGCTAGGTCGCGCTCGACAGCGCAGGGGAAATTGGTCATTTGCTGGCCCCCCCTAACGGGGAGACGGTGATGGACGCCCATGCGCCGAATTTTTCGAGCATGGCGTCGAGAGCGTCGAAGGTGCTGGAGTATAGGCCGCAGATGCGGTGGTACGCGCCATCTTCAGCGCGCACCTCGACGAGGCAGGGGATCATGCGGGTGGTGGTGGTGGTGGTGGTGGGCATGGCAAGTCTCCGCTCGGTGATTACAAGCGTAGCTTACATCTCGCCCTTGGATGTTGTCAAGCGATTCTTTAAGAGAAAGGCAAAAAATTTCGGTCTGACTTGAAACCGGCTATCAGGCTCAGGTCCAAAACTTGCGCAGCGTCCATGAGCCCAGCACCCGGCCGCAGATACGGACTTGCTCGGCGTCTTCGGGCGAGAGGTACTCGGCGACATAAGCCTGGTTGTCCGACAAGATGGCCAGTTTCCCGCCCGCCATCATCTGCAGCCGCTTGACCTGCAACCCCACGTAAGGGCGGGCAATGACGTAGATGGCCTCGGCGTCGTAGTGCTGCACGGCGGTATCGACGAAGAGCAGGTCGCCGTTTTCGATGGTCGGCGACATCGAGGTGCCGCGCGCCGTGATGAGCCGAACGCGACCGGGCACAGTCGCGGCATGGCCAAGCTGACGATGCGCCCATTCGGCCAGCACGTCGACGCGATCGACGATCTCGGGCTCGGAGCTGACCACTGCACCATGCCCCGCCGAGGCTTCGACGTCCATCTTCTCTAGACGCAGATACTTGGGCGAAGGGGTCTGGCTAGGCGCAGGCTCGTCGACGGGCGCAGGCTTAGTTCCTTCCCCGTACTGAATGTATGCGGGCGAGACGCCAAAGAATTCGGCCACCTTGACGAGATTGGCCCCACGCGGGCTCGTCTCGCCCGCGATCCATTGATAGACCGCCTGCGGCGATACGCCAACATGGCGAGCAAGCGCAGACATGTTGCCTTGAGACCTTTGCTCAAGCAGCTCGGCGATTCGGCGTCCGACGTCGGTTTTCATGGCGAGGCCAAGGATACAAGGTTTTCTTGCAGGCGGCAATTTAAGAATCACTTGACTATCCTGAAAATTTTGTTTAAGCTGCGCTTGTAAAAATTCTTGAGGTCTTGCACATGGAAACCGCCGTCGAACGGGCTGTGCGGCTTGCGGGC